ATCAAAAGGAATTAAGCGAAGCTATTGAAATAGGCGTTAAATACACCGATGGAATAATAAGCGACGAAAGATTCCCATTTTAAAAAAACCACCATGAAAGAGTATAATAGCAAGATGTTAGAAATTAAGGCTTTTTGTGAAGAGGTAAATACTTGGATTTCGGTTGCGCCTAGTGCTGAAGACCTTGATTCTTGCGACGAATATTTAAGACAATTATCTGCTTATTACTCTAGATATACGGTTATATCTGGCATGAATGAAAGTATCTATTCTTATTTAATGATGAGCTGCATTCGCGATATGCCAGAGGAGGAGTATAAAAGAGTTAAGCACTCCTCTACATTAACCGATTTTTATGTGAAAGGGAAATACCCAAAAGCTACGGCGATATTTGAGCAATGTAGGGCGGTAAAGCAACTTTTACTTACAACCAGTGAACTTTACCGAACTTTATTGAGTAGCTTTAGGCAGGAAAGAATATTGGTTAGTCATATGACTACATAAAGATATTTGCAGACCTCGGGTTTAGGTAAATGTTATTTTCCCCTAATTAAACATTTCTTTCAACCTAAAAGCGTCAGAGGATGAATTGACAGCACGGAAAGACGGCATTTTTAAACCATATCGTTGACGTCAACAAAATGATAATTATGAATGAAGTAGAAAAATCAATAACAAAAACAAACTATGAAAGAGTTAGGGAGTTAATGATAGCATCTGGCAGGAATGCCGACTACGACGAAAACAAACCATTTAGGACAAACGAAAATAAGCTACGCTACGACCTTTGTCCAGCTATTGCGCAACGGGAATATGCGAAAGTTTGGACTGAAGGATTAAAAAAATATCCTGCCAGAAATTGGGAAAAAGGGTTTCCATTTTCAGAGGTAATCGCTTCCGCTATGCGTCACCTCGAAGCCATGCGACTTGGTGAAATGATAGACGCTGAAAGTGGGCTTTTACACTCCGCGCACTTAATGGCAAATGCTGCAATGTTAACGGAATTTTATTTTACTCATCCAGAATTAAATGATTTAAATAAATGAGTAAGCAAACGGCGGTTGAATGGTTTAATGATGAAATAATAATTCATTTAAATTTTGACCAAAGGCTATATCTTAAAGACATTTTAAAACAAGCCAAAGAAATGGAAAAGGAGCAAAGTCAAAATTATGCCATATTTGCTATAAGATGCGACAGGACTGAAATGAGAATATTGGATTTTAATGATTATATAAAACTTGAAGAAAACGAAAACAAATGATTTTAACAGACAAGACCATCATTGACGAAATCGCAGCTAAAAACATCGTTATTGAGCCATTAATTGAGGCAAACATTGGGACAAATAGTGTTGATTTAACGCTGTCTAAAACTTTGTTGTTGTACACCGACCAAGTATTGGATACAAGAAATAGAAATGATTACGCAGAAATTATCATTCCCGATGAAGGCATGATTTTACAACCAGGTATTCTTTATCTTGCCTCCACGGTGGAATATACCGAAACCTTGCGCCACGTTCCAATAATTCAAGGCAAATCGAGTTTAGGGAGATTAGGGTTGTTTGTTCACATAACCGCAGGATTTGGGGATGTAAATTTTAAAGGGCATTGGACATTGGAACTTGCCTGCATTCAGCCAGTGAAGATTTATCCTGGCATGAAGATTGCGCAAATCTGTTATCACGATATTAGCGAAATGCCTTACACGGACTATGCTTCAAAAGCAGATGCAAAGTATAAAAATCAAGGGAGCGATCCTGTAGCCTCAAAAAACTATTTAAACAAATAGCTATGACACCTGAGGAAAAAAAAGCATGGAAGTCGGAGTACATGAAAAAATACTACCGGAACATGAATGATTATCAAAGGGAAAAAAGGCGATTAAAAAATCTTGAAAATAAAAAAAGGATATACCATGAAAATAAAACAACGTGCAAGAATGAAAATTACGACAAGCACAAATCTTATAGGTTGAGAAATGCTGAAAAAATCAAGGCTTATCAAGCTGAATATCGTAAAAAACAAAAAGAAAAAAAAGAATCATGCTAACAGAAAATGAAAAACAAAAATTGATTAAGGATTTGTCTTTTATTGTTGTGGCCGCTGGAGGGTTGTTAACTCTCGCTTATGCCATTTACTTTATTATTGACACTTTAAAAAAATGGTACTGATGTATTGGGAAATAAAATGGAAGTCAGGCAGAATAATCACCAACGCCCCGACGGTTGAAGAGGCAATAGAGAATTTTAAGAAGCTAAGGATTGAGGTACCGGATAAAGAAATAAGTATTAGTAAGTTTGGTAAATGAGTGAATGTTTAAGTTGTTTTTAATCCCATATCTTTCGGTATGGGATTTTTTTTTAAATAAATACATAAATATTTTTTTATATAATTATTTATACATATTTTTACAAAAGAAACAAAAAAACATTTTTATTACTACTAAATTTTAACAAATGGAAAAGCAAATTTACACCGTCATGTACTTTGGCAATGCCAAAAGGTATCAAGATTTATGCGAAGAAGTGGCTGCCTATTCTAACCGCCACGCTGTTGAAAAGGTTTACGCAAAAATGCGTAACGAAGATTACTTCCCAGATGATTTTTTCCTATGGGGAGGGCTTGTAAAGGATTGTGACGGCAATGTTATTGCAGACAAAAGCGACGAAACTATCGAGTATGATGGAGGTTATTTTTATGCAGAACTAAAAATAGTTGAATAATGAAAGAGCCAATAATTGAGACATACGTCCCACAAAATAAAAGGCTGCCTTATCAGGTAGCTGCTGGCTTAGGTGTTGCTTTTGTTATTGGGTTGATTTATTCCCCAATAAATACCCAATACAATTATACTTCCTTTGTTCCTTTAATTCAAAGGGATACGGTTTACGTTCACAAAATTACGTCGTTAACTATTCAAGGTAAGGACGAAAAAAAAGAAGTTGATGAAAGCGCCTACGGATCTCGCTCATACGGCTGGGAGGTGCGCAAGTTATCCGGTGAACAGTTAAGGCAAACATTGGAAGGTAGAGGCTTTAGGAATTTAAAAGGAGTTGACAGGTCTAAATTACGTCGCATATACCTTGCTTATTGCTATGAATCAATGCTAATGAACGTACACGTTTTAACCGATTTCCCTGTATCAATGATTTATTCCTTCTTTATCATTGAGGCAACCTCGCAAGGAGTTGAAACAGAACTTTGGCGTAAACACGCTAATGCTGGAGGGGTTAAGGCATTGAAAGGTCACGATCATGTGACTTACAAAACACGCGAAGTAATTAGAGGTAAAAACAAGTTTATTAGAGCTAAATTCATGAAAGCAGAATCAACAGAACAAGGCATGGAGTTATGGGCTGGTGTTTTAAATTCTGGAAGATATGCTGCCTGTAAAAAGGCAAATTACAGGATGAAAGGGATAAAGCTATATGAATCTATTTGTAAATGCGTATATAAATCAGGATACCATACCGATACAGATTACAAATTTAGAGCGTCATTAATGGCTGAATACTGGCAAATTAAACGGGATAATTTCCCTTTAAAGAAAGATTACAATCAATTTTAAACCAAAAAAAACAAAAAACAAATGGAAAAAAACTTTACGAATACGCAATTCAAATGGACGTTTGAAAGCATATCGGACAACATTCCTACAATCATGCTGATAACTATCCTTTTGACGTATGGCATAAACGCCTACCTGACTGCGATATTTTTACCCTTAGATTTTTGGTTAGCTATTATAGCAGCCTCTATATTGCAATTAGGACGCTTTGCCGTCGTTTTCATGGACTTTTTAAATCCAACTAAAGGTAGAAGTACTTACCCACCTAAAATAGCATTAGGCGCGACGATTGTGGCTTTAATAGAAATATTCTTCGGGTTGCAAGAACATTACGAAGGTGGGGAATATATAACCATGTTTTTATTTGTTGGAACTATTATAGTTTTCGGTTATCTTTTGGAAATTAACTTTGTTGACAAAGGAGTTGAAGCCTACGGAATTAATGAGCCAAAAATTATAAAGCGTAGAAGGCGTAAAATCATTGTTAAGAATGCTAACGAAGAAATGCCTAAGAATTTTAAAAGAAATATTACTTCATTTCAATTATCACTATTTTAATTATGGAAAAAGAATTTGTACCACTCAAACAAACATTAAAACTAAATCAATTAGGATTCAATGAAGAATGCTTAGCATGGTATCCTGATAATGCGGCAGCTTTAGCATTAGATGGTGTCTATGTTAGCAAACCTTCTTCAGGTAGCTATAAGCTTCTTGCTTATGCACCATTATACCAGCAAGTTTTTAAATGGCTTAGAAATAAGTATGGTATAGATTTTAGTATCAATACGATTTATTCTAGGTATAATGAAAATACAATTAAACAATATAGTGGAGTTATTGATAATAAAACTATGTATACTAATGTCGGTTTTTATGACAACTACGAAGAAGCTCAACTTGCAGGTTTGCAAAAAATGATTGAAATAATTGAAAACAAATGAGAACATACATAGGTGTTGACCCAGCAATAAGAATAAACGGAATGGCAGCGTGTTTTATTAGTCCAAACAAACAGGTTGTATTTAAAAAGTATAAAAGATTTGTTGATTTTATAAAAGATGCTATGTTTTGGAAATTACATATGAATCCTGTCGTTCTGGTTGAAGATTCCAGCCTTCAAAATTTAACTTTTCACAATTCTATTAACCGCGCTATTCTTTCCAAGATGTCTCGAAACGTAGGTATGAATCAAGGCGCATCTAGAATAGCCTACGAATGGATTAAGGAAAATGGATGCGAAGCCTACAATATTTCCCCGGAACAAAAGGGTAAGAAGTGGGGAAAGGAAATATTTTTAAAAATCTTCCAAAGCGAAGGTTACAAATTTGAACCAAATTTTAAAACCGCCAAAATAAGTCAAGACGAAATCGATTGTTTTACTCTTGCTTTACAGGCTAAAAATTACCAAAAACATGGAAACAAAAGCAAATGAACAAGCCTATCCAAACATTCAGGTACCATCATTAAAAGGATTGACAAAGCGCGAATACTTTGCAGCAATGGCATTGCAAGGGATAATAGCCAACAAAGATGGGCTTGATATTAAAATTGAGCGCATTGTTGAAAGTGCGGTCGATACGGCAGATGCTTTAATTGAGGAACTAAACAAAAAAAAGACAAATGATTGAAAAAATAAAATCATTTTTTATTGAAATGTGTATTTTTCTTGCATGTGGTATTTTAAAGGAACTAAACAAAACATAGTAAGATGAAACAAAAAGTTGAAATAATAGATGGTATTGAAATTTCTACATGGAAAGAAATTGAAAAAATTTCTAAATTGTATCCGAAACCTATCAGATATGGGGAAGGTACACAGGCAAAATTATTCCTTTTGAAATTTTACATGGAACCATTATTGAAAGACGAAAGACCACCGATGGATTTCATGGAACCTGGGAGAATGATAACAATAGCGTACAAAATTTATAAGGAATCAATGGGTGATGCTACGAAAGATTTGGCGTTAACTTTGCTAAAGAAATTTATAAATTAGGTTGATTACATTTTGTTAATTAGTGGTAATATCGGGGTAACATTTGCGTTGCCCCTTTTTTATTTAAAAATTTACTAAACCTATTTTTGTTGCGTATTCAAAAACAGCTCTAGCGTGACACAAAGCTATTTTATTTTGAAACTCTGTATCAAACATTAATTTAGCATCGTGATAGTTGGTAAAAAAACCATTTTCAGACAAAACCGAAGGCATATTTGTTTGCGTTAAAACATGAAATTTAGCTTCTTTATCGTGATCCCCGTCGGTTGTATCAGGCCTAAAAATCCAATTTGGAAATTTTAATTTTACTTCCTTAAATAAAAATTCTGCATAAATATCTGATTTGGTTTGTCCTGGTGATGTAAACACCTCCCATCCTCTAGCACTTTTATTTTCTGCTGCATTACCGTGAATGCTTAAATACAAAGATGCTTTATAATTTTTAGCCGCAAAGTTTGCCTTATTTACTCTTTTGCCTAATGATGTGTCTAGTATTTCATCATAAACTTTCATTGTTACAAAGCCCCAGTCATTTAAATATTGTTCAATATATTGCACAACTGCCCGGTTAAAAACACCCTCAAAAAACCATCCGTAAGAATGAAACGTGCTATTATTGTGTTGCGCACATTTAGCAGGATAGGTAGTATAACCATTAGGTAATTTTACCTTAGGATTAATACCTCCGTGACCAGCATCTAAGAAAATACAAAATTCATTTTTATTCATAATTTACAATTTTTAAGGGAGGCATAAATCAATATACCTCCCTGAAGCCGCATAAGGTAGCGAATCTGTCTGCGCCTATAATTTAAATCCAATGAGTGCAAAAGCGGCACCAACAATTGATAGCTTTGCAGGTAATTTCACTTCTATCTCTTTGCCAGCACATTCGTGCGATGTCTCCTTGATTTTATCCCAAATGATTTGAGCCAGTTGAATATATTCGCGCCAAGTAAATTTAATTTTGTTGTTTTCTAAATGGACTGAAATATCTTGTGTCAATTCCGCAAAATTGAAACTATAACAAGCCACATCGCCTAAAGGTGATTTAATTGTATCAACACTTTTTAAGGCATCTTTTAAATTAGTCTGCATATTATTATTTTTAACGATTAAAAAAACGTGTGATTAAAACGCCAAGATTTACGCCTGTTATACGTTTTGTATTTTCTGAAATGGAATATAACTCCACCGTCGCAATTAAAAACGCTGACATGTACGTAATGTTGAAAGGAAGGCTAAAAGTATTTCTTGCACCTTCGAAAATAAGGATAGCACAAAAATATACCACTATTTTTTCTATGGTACGATAAAGTCCACGACTATTTATCTTTTGCCCCTCCTTCTTTGCCGCAATAATTCCCGTTGCCATGTCAGCAAAAACAACAAATACGGTAAATATTAAAAATCCCTTTATAGGAACAAAAAAGCTAAATATCCATCCGCAACAAATGGCATACGTTATCTTTTCCCATCCAAGATGCAAAAGGTTGATTAAGGTTGCTTTCATTATTCAATTTTTATTAGCCTAACATTACCGTCAACGGTTGCAAATTTACCATCAGCGTATTTATACAAGTCGTATTTTACGGAGTTAAATGTAAAGGATATTTGATTAGTAAATGTAGCTAAAAGCAAGTTGGTTGAAATTGTGTACACTTTGCCATTATCAGGATTGAAAATTAAACGCTTATTTACATTTAACTCAATAACTCCATCAATAATTTCCCCGTTAAAATTTAGCCTCCAGTCTCCCAAAAACTTTGCCGTGTCCCTTTGTGCCGTTGTAAAATAGACAGGCTTGTTGCTTATTTGTTGGTGCAAATCATTGTAATAATTAATCCTTTGCACGGCTTTACCCTTTGTGATAATAGGCTTTGCATGAATGGCAATCGTGTTACTTTGCCTTTCAGCATCTGTAACAAGGCTTTGAATGGCAGTTGCAGAATCGCCCAATATTTGCTTTGAGCCTGTGACGGTGCTATCCGACAAAGTAGTTTGCTGAATAATGTAATAAATGTTTCCTTGCTTTTGTATGTAAACGGTGTCTTTGACAACGTCTTGCGCAAATGAAAACAAGGGAAGGAATAAAAATAGGTATCTCATTTTATTTATTTTCGAGGTTAATAATTCTTTGTTCAAGGGCTTTGATGAGGGCTTGTTGTTCCTGAATGGCTTTGGTGAGGATAGGAATAATGGATTCATATCTCATTAATAAATCGCTATTCCAATTTGTGTTTACAGCTTCTGGTATTATTTCTGCAACGTCTTGAGCAATAAAACCTAAATCTTCTTCTTCACCTTCTATCCATTGAAAATTAACAGGCTTTAATTGCAATAATGTTTCTAAACCATAATTTAAAGGTCTTATATTGTATTTAAATTTTATATCAGATGTTGCTGTTGTTAAAGTGCCATCAGATGTTATATTTAAATTATTTGAAAATGTACCAGCGCCAACTCCCGTAAATCTGCCGTTGCCAACAACGTGGAGGGCTGTATTTGGCGATTGAGTGTTAATACCAATATTACTTCCATCTATTGTGATTCTTGTGTCTGTAGATAAATCAGTTGTTCCTATTTTAAATTTATCATTATCACTATCATCTACACCAAAAGAATATTTACCAATCTCATTCAAATAAAATTTAAATTGCGGATCGCCATCTCCAGAATTATTGTTATTTATTCCCAATATAGTTGCATCAGCTGTTGAGCTAATATAAAAAGGTAGTACCAAATCACTATTTACTTGAAAAGTCCAATCAGGATTACTTTTATTTACACCTAATCTATTATTTGTATTATCCCAAAATAAACCTGAATTGTCTTGAGTGTATGTACCACCACTTCCAGCAAAAATAACTGAACCAGCAGTAAAGGCAGTTGATGTATTTGTTCCCCCATTTGCTACAGGTAAAACACCACTAAATCTACCTGCCCTCCAATACGGTGTCAGCATCGAAGCCGTGTCGCTCGGCAAAAGGTTTAAACGCAACCACGCGTTACTTGTTGCCTTTTTATAGTGCCATATTATATTTGTAGTGGTATCAAGAACCATGTAAGCCATGGTATCAATGGAAGGCTTTCTTACTGTATCAGTTGCTGCCACACCTCGCCAAATAAGTCCATCGGCAGTACTCTGTTCTCCGAGCGTTATTTTTTGGTTACCATTGCTCGGATACTGTGCCAATGCAATGCAAGGCAAAAGGAAGAGGAAAAGGGGAAGGAGTTGTTTCATGTTTATGTTTTTAATTATTTCTTTGCATAATAATCCAATTTGTTCCATCGCTTACAAGTGTTGCAAATCTATAAGTAGCAGGAGCTATAATTGATGTTTGTGTTGAACCATTAAATGCAGTTGTAAAACCAATTATATTTGAGGATGCAGATAATACATTTCCGCTGCCTGTTTGTTTAATAATTAATTCTTTGCCAGGATAGGTAGCTGCATTTGGCAATGTAAGTGTAACGGTAGCATCTTGATGTATGTTTAACCATGTTGTATTTACGCTAACTGTCAATGATGTTGCCGTAGATGATGTGTATGTTCTTTCAAGCCATGGAGTATTTACCCTGCCTCCAAAGGTTCCTGTAGATGAAACGTTTAAAGTGCCCGTAAATGTTTTATTTCCTGCAAAACTTTGAGTAGTTGTATTTACTACGCCCGATGCACTTGCTCCAGCATCTGCAATGGTAATATTAGGCGTAGCACCTCCTGTAGATGAAAGAGGAGTAGATGCTGTAACACTTGTAACGCCTCCACTTGTTGCGCTTAATATGCCACCTGATAAAGATAAACCACTACCTAATGTAACTGTAGCAAATCTATCTGTAGAAGATAGTCCTGCTAATCTTGTCGCCTGATAGGTGTAATTTTTAAAAAAAGCTATATCCCAAAAAGTAACTGGGCTATAAAATTGTTTATCACCAATAAATCCTTGTGCATTTGTAGTCATTACGCCTGCCGTTGCAACTGACGCATCTGCTATGCTTATAACAGGTGTAGTTGTTCCTGTAGATACTGAAATTGGTAATACTCCACTTACACTTGTTACTGTTCCCGTTCCTGCCCCAATAGCCGTTCTGGTATCAGCTGCATTTAAAAGGCTAATTGTGTTATCTGTATTAACTTTAATAAATTTATCAGATACGGTATTTGTAATCCCAAACAATAATTTTCCTTGAGCCGTTGCGCCTAAATTTGTCAATGCCCCGTCGGCCGTTGTTGCGCCTGTGCCACCGTTCAATAAAGGTAAAGCAGTACCACTATAACTAAGGGCTAAAGTTCCGTTTGTTGTAACGGGTGAGCCATTTACGTTAAATATAGAAGGTGCGGTTAAACCTACACTTGTTACAGTGCCGGTGCCTCCCGATGCTGTGTAATTAGGTATATTTAAAGTAGTGCCATTAAATGTAGCTAATCCACTTGTTCCAGTTGTGGTTAATGTAATATTATTTTGTTTTGCCGCAAATCTTGAAGTAAGATTTAATAAAGATGTATCAGCATCTCGAAAATACGGTGATAGCATTGTTGACGTATCGGATATATTTACTTTATTATTAAAGGTATTCCAATCAGTTGATGTTAAAAAACCATTTACCGAGGTTGTTGCCTGTGTTATAGATAATGTCCTATTAGCCGTCAAATTGCCTCCACCTTGTAATGGTGCGCTTGTTCCTATGGTGATTGTGCTATTTGCTGGCGTAAATCCTAAAGCGGCTTGTTTGTTATTAAATGTAGTCCAATCGCTTGAAGTTAAATACCCATTTCTTGCACTTGTAGCACTTAGTAATTCTATGGTTGGAGTAGTTGTGTTGTTGTCTATTGAAATTGGATTGCCCGAAGTAGCTGAAGCATTTACCGTTGTGACAGTACCTGCACCAATAGCACTCCTAAAGTTAGCAGACGTTAAAGCTGAAATAGTGTTATCTGCATTAAACCTCGGAAAAGTTATTGCCGAAGGATTTGTTAAGGTAAACATTGATTGTCCAATGGTAGTACCTCCAAGGCTTGTTCGCCCCGTAGATGACACTAAATCAGTGCTACCTCCGTCCCATTTTAATCTATCTGTAAATGCCGTATTCCAATTACTTGAATTATTAGGAATAGATGAGGCCCACGTTGAACCAGTTGACAAGGCTATGCCTGCGTCGGGGTAAATAGGATTTGGAAACACACCTGTATTTATTGAACCAATACCGCTAACTGTTGCTACGGTGTAATTTGCACCAATTTTAAATGATGTGGAAACAATAGTAATTTTATTTGTGTCCGTTAAATTATACTGGTCATTGTTCAAAAGTTGCCCATTCCTGAACACCAAAATATACGCCTTTAATTGAATAGGAAATTTAGGCGTTATCGTCCACGTCAAAACACTTGATGAAGCTGGTTGATATTCCTGTTTTAAAATCTTTATGGTATCATTCCCGATAGCTATATTAATTGAATCTTGTAGCCTTGCGTATAAGATTGTGGTATCTAAACGCAAAGTTCCCGTCGTTGTGATTGTGCCACCAAGTAAACCAAAACCAGAACCAACACTTGTAACAGTACCCGTTCCTTTTGCATCTATCCTAGAAGATAATGAAGCCGTGTCCACTGCATTTAATTTTGATGCAAATCTTGTAGTAAGATTTAATAACGATGTGTCTGTTAACTCCATTAAAACAGATAAATCAGCCGACACTGTGCCTGTGGTTGTGATAGGATTTGGATTGACTATTATTCCCGTACCACCAGAAATTGAGGTAAGTGATCCGCTGCCACTTCCACTACCGCCGCCACCACCACGGGGAAAAATCACCGTATAATTTTCACCTACTTTATAAGCAGTTGCACCAATTATAACCGAAGTATTAGTTGGTATTGTGTATTGAGTTGGCAAAAGTATTTGTCCATTACGGTAAACTTGCACCACATTTACGCCACCTACTACTAATGTGTCACTTTGTGTCCAAGTCAAAGTTGAGGAAGAAACATTAGTAAAATCTTGCCTTGCGTAAAATCTGCCACTCGTATCTGCGTATGCTTTAGTAGCATAGTTGGCTAACATTGAAGCCGTATCACTTACTAAAAGTGTTGGCGTTGTATCTCTCCATAATCCACCTGAATAATATAATGAGGCATTTGAAACGGGCGAAGAAATAGCCACGTTATGCAATTCATTTAAACTATAACCAGATGCTACACGAATGGCAATTGTACCATTATTTGAACTTGAATTAATACAAAAGCCGATAGGCATATCAATATTTGGTGCAACAGGTTCTACGTCCGTCCAAACACCTGCCACCGTTGGCGAAGGGTAAAGGATTGCCCCAGCCAGAAAAGTATCAGTGTTGACTTGTCTAATTTTGCCAAATGAAATGACATAACCGTCTTCACCGTTGCTTAAATCATGTGCCGTTATTCCTAATAAATACTTTGCATCTATTGTGCCGTTTGCTATGAATTTTGATACCGATATTCTTCCACTTGCTCCAACGGTGCCATTAGCATATACAAGACTTCCTTTTGTAATGGTTGAACCCGTTTGATTTTTAACAAGCCAAAAGTTTTTAAATCCAAGTTCATTTGGCACTTTATCATACATACCTAATACTACCGTACCTAATTCCGAATCCCATCGCATTTTAGCCGTGTCCACATTGTTTGGAGGAACACTTGTTTTAAAAAATAATGAGTCAATAGGTTGTGCAAAAGCACCGCCGCCTACTTGATTCCAAACGTTGGAAGTAAAATCAAAGGAGTATATTTTTAGGTTAACGGTATCAAGAATTACCCATGCGTTTTGGTTTGATACGGGTTGAATAGATGCTGTGTCGGAGATTGAACCACGCCAAACCAAACCGTCGGCCGTAGTTTGAAAACCTAATCTTTGTTTGTTGGTATTTGTAGGAAATTGAGCAAAAACAAATGATGAAGCCAAAACAATAAAAGCAATAACAAGTCCTTGTTTTTTATTTCCTACTTTGTCAATGGCTTTGCCGATAAATTTTCTTGCTATTCCCATAACTAACTCTTCTGCTAAAACTTTACCAATATTTCCAATGGCTTTTAAAAACTTTCTTTCTTTTTTAGGTGCCTTAATTTCTTCCATTAGTTTATGTTTATTGCAAATACAATGTAATTTGAACCATCGTAATGAGTATTACTGTCAATGGTAATAGTGTCTGGCTGTGTAATGATGTATTGAGATGCTATTAATTTTTGTCCGTTTTGATAAACCTGAATTGAAGCATCTGTATTTGTAGTTGGCAAAACACCACTATTTTTAGTGTACGTCAAAACATTAGATGAAGTATTTAAAAACTCTTCGGAAAATATAGAAATTAAAGAGCCAGTTACCGTAACATTTGTAATACTTTCATTTACATTATTATTAACCACGCCACCACTACCTGCGTTATTTGCAACTAATTGATAATCTCTAGGCTTTGAAATAACTACTCTTTCGGTATAACTAGGCATGGTCATCTATTTTAAAAAAATCACCTCTCCAAATATCGGTATTTAAATCAAATAAACCACGTTCAAAAATATAGTAGCCTCCAGAATACTCAATGACTTTATGAGGCAAATAAACATTGTCAATGCTTAGATTTTGAAATGGCATATCAATCATTCTAGGTAAAGGTCTTAATTGTCCCTTAATTACTTCGTTAACTAGTAGCTGTGTCACTTTATTAAATCCCTGTCCGTTTGCAACATCCCAAGTATTACTTAATTTAAATGCGCCAGAATCCTCTTTTACTTTTAAAGCTCCATTTGTTGTAGCTGAAATTCCATCGCCTAAATAGGTATCTAAATCAAATATAACAGATGATTTTTCATCGTTATCCGATCCATATTCCTGAATATCTGCTTGTCCTCCTATTGTTCCATCGGGTAAAAATTCTAAATAATTATTCATTATCGTATATGATAATGCGTAATTACTTATAATATTTGTACCTGCTTCGTTTCGCATTTCTTTTAAGCGCATTGACCATACATACTCCGCAGTGTCTGGAATATCTAAAGTGTCAAATGAGATGGTTTTATTTACAACAAAAGCATTATCGGAAAAAACTGTTTCGACGTTAAATTCGTATTCGGCAGCCGTTGTTTCCCAGCTTGCAGCATCCAATTGAAAATTAAATCCAGACGTATATACTACATTCCTTTTTAGGTATTTATTTTCCTGCTTTACTTGTAATGAAGTTATTTTACCCGTAAATTTTGGCGTAGAAATTGAATCTAATTTTAATGTATCTGTGTTTGTTGATTCAATAATATATTCATAATCTCCCGTTTCGGTTATTGTTTTTGTTACTCCACCTAAACGCAACCTTAATTCACCTGTGTTTTCTAGTTTTACCTTAATATTTACGTAATATTTTCTATTCGCCGTAACACTAAAAGAAGTGTAATAGGCTTCCGTTGCAACTAAGGTTCCTTCTAGTATTGCATTATCAATAAGCCATCCACTGCCCAATGTCCAATTAGCGGAAGTAAATCCTTGTAAAGGAAAAGAATTAACTATTGATGCTAATTTAATTGCAAAAACAAATTGGTAAGGCTCGAAATTAGCAGGCGTTAATGCACTAGCGTAAAAATTTAATATGCCTGTATAGCTTAACCTTGCTTCTACATTTGTGCTATCTAATGTAGGTGTAATAACTTGTTCAGGCGTGGCATTGGTTGCGTAACTATATTCTTTTCCTGCAAGTAGATTTTGTTTACCAAAATAATTATAACGTATAACTACATTTTTTAACGGAGGATAATACGACCACCTCCCTCCACTTAAACGCATTAACTGACTATTTGCCAAATCAGTTTGAAGATTTAAAATTCTAAAATCTAAATTAAAGGTGCCAGAACTTTGAATACCAAAACCATTATATTTAAAATACCTATGATTACTAGGATTAAGGTATTCATTGACTTGAATAAACCAATATTGATTACCACTAAATAATAATCTTGCGCCAAAAGTCTGGCATATTTTTTTTAAAACATCATAGCAACTTTGATAAGTATAATTATTTTTTGTATCTCTATGATAAAAAGCCCTATGATTAATTACTGTTCTTAAAGAAAAATCATTATCAGCCGAATAATTAATACTATTTTCATGCCAATTAAAAACGGTATGAAGTATAGGTAAATTATTAGCTACTAAGTTTTCCTGGACAAAATCTAATTGATTAAGGCAATTACAAATGTGTTGAACGATTGTATCTTGACCTAAATAAGGACCAACCTCACTTTTATAAAGAAGTGTTTTTAAATACGCTAAGCCGTCAACAGCTTCTATCTGTGCAATAAATCCTATATCAGTTGTAACGTCTTCAAATTCTACTAAATCTGTAACTATATAGCCATACCATTTAAATAGCACAGTTGTGTTATCATCCTCATAACTTGTAAGCTCCATACTAAATCTACCCTCAACCGCAAATCCTATGTCATTAAGTAGTGTTTGTAATTGCTCTGTATTTATAATCAAATTTAATCTTAAACGAGATCCGATAATAGGAGCAAAACGCTCCATTCCCTGACTTGATTCGCTATCATATTGAAGTTGAACATTAATTGTATCAAAAGTTCCAACGGAGCCTGAAAAAACTGTATCTTTTATTGATATAGTAATTTTTCTACCTTTTTCATTATATACCGTTGTTTGATACCTTACAGCCATTATTGTACTCTGTTTAAAGTCTTTTGAGAACGATTTAACAATATAATCAAATCATTTCCGCTTATCCTTGTTTCTAATACTCCTCCACCCATTCCCATGTCACCCATCATTGATTTTAATTTAGATAAAGGTGCTATAACTTCCGGGTCAACTCGCGCGGATTTGTTATCTCCAACCATTGCCATAGTTGGGCCGTATGCCAAACCACCTTCCGCTAATTTTGGAGCAGCAATACCATTTTTAATAGCAGTACCAATCGCAACTAAAGCAATACCAGCCGCAATAGCAAGAGGAGCCTGTGCCAAGGTGAGAGCCTTTTTTATTGCAAGAGCGGTTATACCTGCCTGAATAGCCATTTTACCAAACTGAATAATCGCATCCGCTAATGGTATTAATAACGCCTTTACTTGAAATTTAGCACCTGAAAAAGCATTGCCAAGTTGTTCGCCAAAACCAGTCGCAACGTCTGTTAATACTCCATTAAGTAAATTAGTTAAACCTTCGCTTAACTCTTTATTCATTTTTATTAATCCAGCGATTTTTTCATCTGTATATTGAACCGCTTTAGCGGCTGCATTTTGAGCCATTGCAAAAGCATCTGTCTCCTCTTTTGCTCTTTGTGTTTCAGCAGTAACACTTCTTAATTGTTCAGGTAATTTACCAATAGTAGGCAGTAAATTAGTGGGTGATAATGTTTCATTTTTAGGTTGTGTAGTTACAGCGCCACCACCACCTCCCGTGAGTGTACTTGTTGGCTCTATTATATCCTCGGACACAATGCCGCCTGTTTTGCCTCCTGTTTTTGGAGCGGATACAAATAAACTTTTTAATTTACCTTTAAGGCTATCAACTGTTTCACCAATACTTTTAAATTCTTTTTGTACTACTTTTTGTTGTTCGGTGTAATTTGTTAAACCACTAACATCAAACAATTCAATGCCTAAAAATTTTTGTAGCTTATCTATGTTTTTCATAAAATCAGCTACGCCTTTCATGGTACTGTTTTTTATGTTAATCCATATATTTTGAAACCTACTTGAAAATGCCTCCCAGTTATCGTAAACATACAAAGCAATAGCACCAACGGCAGCAATGGCAGCCACAACCGCAAGAATAGCAGGATTAGCGAGAATAGTAGTAAATGCACCTATAACAGCACCTTTAAGTTTTTTAAAATTCTCGATAATCATTTTTGTTGTGCCTGCTAATGCGCCAAAAGTAGTTATCATTTTACCTACTATAAATATAGCGGGCCCAATAGCAGCCACAACCAAACCAGTATAAATAATAAAACTTTGTGTTTGTGGATTCAATTTTTTAAAGCCTTCTACCAAGTAATTTATTTTGTCTGATAAGGCTGAAAAAATAGCCTCAACATTTAGACTTGTATTTATTACTTTACCAAGTTCAGCAAGACTATTTGTAACGTTATCTTTTAAATTGTCAAAAGCATTACCAAGCCCTCCTTTTGCTCTTTCTAATTCACCTAATGCACTTACCGACCTTGTTATAAAATCTTCCGCACTAAGCCCCATTTTGTTTATTGCTTCGGCTGTTACTACGCCAAATTCATTTTTCATTACATCGGCAAACTCTGGAAGCCTGCCTTTAATTTGATTTAAATCTTCTTGCGTAACTTTACCAACCGCGCTTATTTGACCTAAAGCAACTATAACACCATCAAAAGTTTCAGCACCCTCTCCAGCCCTTGCAACTGCATTACCAAATTGAGTTATGGTTTCGCGAGCAACATCAGCCGACATTCCAACAGATTGTAAAGTAGCCGAAGCCTTAACCACTTCAGGCAAAGCAAGACCAGGATTCTCAGCAACTTTTCGTAGTTTTTCTAATTCAATCGCAGCAGCTTCACTATTACCCATAATAGCAACTAAACCGTTTTGCAGCTTTTCCATATCCGCAAAAGATTTTAAAGCAGCCGCGCCTACACCAATAATAGGTAATGTCAATGACTGGGTTAAAGTTGAACCAAGATTAGACATATTTTGTCCAAACCTAGTCATAGATTTTTCTACCTTACCTAATTCTTTATCGAGATTAGTGGTATCAATACCCAGCTTTAAAAGTAGTTTACCTATTGCCATTTATAATTCTTTATCCCATTTGTCAAATATTGTTTTGTCATTATTTGTCAAACTTCTTTTAGTTTCTTTTTTGGTTGGATTCTCCCATGGAAATTCAATTAAATCTTTAGGCTTTAAACTCTTCCCTTTTGCCGTATGGACATTTAGTAATAAAGTTGTTTGCCATCGTATTCGTTCCCATTCGGTTTGCTCCTGTTGTTCAAAGAAATTATTATAGCCTTGCATAGCCATAACAACCTCTTTAAAACTCATTTCATTGTATTGCGAAGGTGGAAATCTTAAAACTCCGAAACAAAAGCGTTCGATGTATTCAAGGGTGAGTTCTCCGCCTTCGCCACTACGTTTTTTTGGCTTTCATCTTCTGGAGGTGAAATCTCGTTTGAAATCATTTCCATTATACGAGCTATGCCACCCATATCAGTATCGACCAAATCGCAAAAGGATTGTAAATCGTAAGGACATTTTTCGCCTTTAGATTTGTACCCTTGTTGAACGCCTGCAAAAGCTAATTCAAGGGCTAAAAGAAGATCTTCGCCAAGGAGGGAGAGGTCACTTAATTTAAGGTTCCTCTCCCTTAAAAATGTACCTAAAACGAACATACCAAATTTAATTGGAATGTCCGCATTAGCTATTTTTATTGTTTTCATTTTAGGTAATTTTTAAATTATGCTTTAGTTGTTTTCACAATCGCTCCTGTAACTTCAAATGAAGCTGAATAGCTAACATTTTCTTCCACGCCAGCGTTAAGGTCTAATGATGTACAAATGGCACTCATGGTGTAAACATTATCGCCCACAACGTCGGTAGTAAACTTAATAGTCAATGCGGTACCTGCGACTAAGTCGGTAAAGAGATCGTCAAACAAATAATTGGTTGAAGCATCGCCCGGGCCTGCATATAACGCCTCCGTAGAAAGTGTTCCAGAAAGTTGCCCTTTTTTAACTTCCCTCCATCCACCAGCCGCAGAATCCTTTGTAAGAATTTCACGCATTGCAGACGAAATATTCATTTGGCACGAAGTAGCATACCCGATAGCTACACTATCCTTGTAAAGCCTCATTAACGTACCGTTTATAATTCCAGTAGTTGGCATGGTTATTTATTTTTTGGTTTAGTAATATTTTCTTCTTCTTCGTTTTGGAAATATTCAGCAGGAACAGGAATAGGAATGTAAACAGGATCTTGTTTTACTTCCTCTTTTTTTGGCATATCTTCCACTACAAAATCATCATCAAGTAGTTCTGCTATGCCGTCCTTAATCATTTGTTCCCCATATTCCGAAAGAAATACACCAGTGTTACCCGGTTGTTTTCCATTCCATTCTTTTAAAAGTCTTAGTTTCATCTTTTCATTTTTATCATAAAATCAATACTGACCCAATAGACAGAAAGTTCTGCATTAAATACCTGTGAACTTTGCCTAACATATTTTATAGTTTGCACTTCAACACCCTCAACTGTACCAACAAATCTGTCTAATCTATTTCTAATTAAATTAGCTAGGTTTTGGGTCGTGTCGTAGTTTTGGGTATAAACGTCAATTTGCAAATCAATTTCTTCTAAATTACTTTGTCCGTCTTTAAAGTCAACTGGATTGCTATCAATGATGGAATAAACAATAAATGGATAATCAACATTTTGAGGCGTAATATCAGGGTAGATATTAGTGCTAATAATGGCAGTAATATTTGAAGCAGTTGACAATCTCGCATATATTAGTTTACCTATCATATTTCCCAGAATTTACGCGGGTATTCTTTTGCTACCCTTATTGCTTCTTGCGACATCTTTTGAATGACAGCCATTGAAGCTGCTCTTTCGGCTTTATTCTTTACTTTTTTAACCCATCCCCTTGTATTGCCATACACCATGTGCGCGTAAAAGCCATCAGTAGTCATTTCGCTATCTAACTTTGCTCCTCTACCTTGTACTTGATATAATGGCCCGATTAATGATGTTTGACTTTTTTCTAAATTCTTTACGTCCGAAATAATTTTTATAGAACGTCGTAAATTTCCAGGACTAATTCCATACATTAAACCCTGACCTTTAATATAATAATAATGTGGTTTTTTTGATACAGGTACAAAACTCCTATACGTCGCTAATGCTATTGGTTCGGCTGCCTTTTGAATTTCTTTTCTTTTTTCAACAGTAATATTTTTCATTAAATTATCAAGCTCAACAACAGCTTCCGCAATGTTATAAATAGCAAATAAAACACCTTTCTTAGTAAGCTTTTTTTGTGTTTGCGCTTGAAGCTTTCTAAGGTTGTTTAATTTTGATTGACTAATAAACATAATTAAACGGTTGCGTAACTATCAAAATAAAAACCTGTAAAGTCAATAAATCGTTTATCGTGACTTACGGCTAAATTTTTTACTTGATATACTTTGTTATTAAAAATAACTCTTGATTCTTCGGTGATACTTGAATTATACCTAATAGTAAATTCAATAACATTCTTAACGGTATTTTTACCCTCAATTACTGTTTCATTTGAGCGTGATAATTTACTATCTATATAAGCCCAAATAGTAGCCGTATTCGTCCATGCTTCGGTGGTAAAACCCGTTAACGTTTTTGTTCGTGTAACATTTTGAAGAATAATCCGATCCCTCATTTTACCAATAACCTCATTCTTATTATACCCAGTCATATTTGTGTCGATTTAACATAACGTCCGAAGCCGTTGGCATTTTATAAACACTATCAGTCCTATTCTCGTAAATGTTCGCTATCATTTTTAAAATAGCTATTCTAATATCAGTCGGGCAGCTTGTTGCGCTTGTTCCAAAACCTGCTACATAAGTTATCGTAACATCATTTAATGAAAGATAAGTATCAGGAAAGTCCTGGTCAACTGCTTCACCTATTATCCCTCTATATGTGTCAACTTCGTATAAATTTTGTGGTAATGTTTGACTATTCCCATTTTCGTCTAAGTAGGTAATTGAAGTAACGCTAATTACCGGATAAACCAATAATTTAATTACATTTTCGTAATCAGTAGCAACCTTATAAGAAGATGGAAATCTTTCTAATCTTTGTACAATCGTTTTATTTAAAGTGCTAATATTTTGTCTAGCCTCAACCGCTTCCCTAGCACCTTTAATAATAGTAGTGATTAAAGAGTCGTCCGCTGAATCCTCAACTTTTAAATAATTTTTGACTTCAGATAAAGTCCATAATTCATTTGTCTGGTCAACGGTTACTCTCCAAGGTTTCATCTTCTAATAGCTTTTTTTGGTTTGGTGCTACTTGTATTTTCAATGATTGTTTTAGCCTCTATTTCTTTTGGCTTATCATTTACTTCAATGGCTATTTCTAGCCTAATCAATTCTTTTGCCGTAATCTCATTTAGTTCTGCCTCATCCCCCTGAAAATATCCAAGAGAATGAGGCGAACCTGAAGGAGACTTTATAAATCTCACTTTCATTTTATGGGTTTTTAGCTACAAAGTAGGCAGTATATTTGGTTGATTGAGTACCAACACCAGTTAACACTAATCTATATTTTGTACCACCAATTATAGCATCTTCATTAGATTGCACTAAACCATTTACGTTTAAAGTGTCTAATGTAGCAACACTTGTATAATCGGTTGAACTTGCAGCTTGTAAGACAGTAGGCAAAATATAAGTAGTGCCTGACAAATTAGTAGATACAATCGACCAATAACCGCTCCAAGGGCTTAACAAGCTTACTGGAATAGTAATAGTGTCTATTTCAGTATTAGTGATTGTGTCACTTACTGAATAGCTATAAAATGTACTTGAAGCATCATCATAATTTGCATCAAGTGTTTTGCTTCGGTCGTTTACAAAAGCCGTCAATCCAATAGCGGCAAAAACAAACAAACCAATTAAAATATTCTTCATTTTTTTAATTTTTATATGCCAGTAATATCTGCATCTTTAATAGCTGCAAATGAAGCAGCGTGACGAACCGCAGCATCCCACCATGAGTTAACTACAATGGTAACTAAGGCGTTTTTGCTAGATGAATAAGGATCGACCACAACATCTAAGCCAGCCCACTGACCAATAAGTAACTCGGCAAAGTTTCCAAAAATTACTGAATGTAAATCAGTACCTCCACCTTTAGTAAGGTTGTTTGGCACTTGCGTTGATACATAAGCACGGTACCCATTTAACAAATCAGTTCTAATTCCTTGTTGACCAACAGGAGGTGCGCCATCTGACCAAACAAACTGGGCAGTGCCAGAAGCTTTTTCAGTATTCTTTAAAAATCCTCTTACTCCGGGAGTAGTAAGGTATGCTAATGTTCCAAAATCAGCATTATCAACAGCTAAAGCAGTTTCAAGGTCAATAATGTGCTTATAAGTTAACGGGCCGCCATCTGTACCAATAGCAACTGAACCAATGCCAGCTGTGTTTAAAATACCGTAAAATGGCTGTGTAGAATTATCACCATTAATTAACGCGTAATCTAAAGCTCTGTTAATTGCTTCGCTTAAACGATTTCTTACAAAGTTTTCCACGTCAATAGACGATTGAACGAGCAACTGTTTTGAAATATCAGTAAACGCACCCAAACGATTAGGCGACATACTGATTTTATCAAAAGTTGGGCTTGTTTCATCGTTGGCAGAATTTTCAGTCTCCCAAACCGCAGTAGCCGCAGCATCATTTCTAGGAAAATCTAAGTTACCCGTTAAACCAGTTAACAAAGTTGCACCTGCTTGAATTACAGCTAATCTAGGGTCAAGAAATGGAATCAAATCCCCTAAAATAGTTGGTACAGTATTACCACCGCCAGCCGCGGAGCTAACAGTCATATCTCTTTTTTCATTCTTTACAATCATTTTAGGAATGTAAAGATTTCCCGAAGCAGAAATACCAGCTTGCTTAAATTCTCTTTCAGCTTCCTGATGCATTTCAAGTTCTAAGCCGTCTAAGTTTTTGTTATTGGCTACTAAGTTAGCGGCACGAAGGAATGAGTAATTTTTCTTCACTCTTTGCTCATCGCTAACTTTGTTTTCGTTACCCCTAGTAGCAGGAGCTGCCATTCTTTTGGCTTCGGCTTCTAACATCAAGTGATTTTCAATGTCACTTTCAATATTAGTAACCTCGTTCCTAATAGTTGTTAATTTCGACCTTTGTTCATCGTTGGCATTCGCCCCTAATGTTTCAATGGCAGAAATTAAAGATCGCATTTCTTCTATTTTAGCGGAACGCGACTGCTTTAATTCATCGGATTTTAACATGTTAATATTTTTTTAAATTGTTTAAAAATTCAACAAACTCATTGAAATTGCATTCCGCTTTTTCATTTTGCTGAATATGTCTTTCCATGCTTCTTGAAGCTACAGTAGTATTTGGATTTGCCGGATAAGTCACCGGTGAAACATCGTACACTTTATTAATCTTTGTAATCGTTCTTTTCATTCTCCCGTCTTTCATTTCCCATCTGTCACCATTTTCCATTAATGAAAAAGCAAAAGAAGATTGATAAATGTCACCTCTTTTAATTAATTTCATTACGTCTTCGGCTGCATGAGTTTCGGGTGGAAAAATATTGTATTTTAAATTATTACCCTCTCTTTTAATAACTAAAGTATTGTTTTTAACTCTACCAAGCACGATATTTTGGTCGTGATTAAATAAAGCGGCTGCCTCCGAAAAATCTGCATCATTAAAAGCATCCATATCTATCTCTTCATCAAAACTACCCATATCATAGGCTCTATTTAATGATGAAGCTATGCCCGTTATTTCCCTTGTTTCTATATCGCTTTTGTATTCGATATTAAAATATCTTCTTTCCATTTGATTATTATTTGACCTGTCTTGCATAATCTTATTAGCAGTCTTTTCTGCCCAGGGTAACATCGTTGAACCACCCCAAGCATCATACATTATTGAACCGCATATTTCATTATCATCTTCATCAAAATATTTGCCCTGGTCATACACTTTTGCACGGCTTAAAAAGCTATATGTCCTTATTACTTCATCGTCACTCAATGCCTCTCTATTCGCCAACTGCCTAGCTCTATTCCAACCAACAGATGTTCCACACTTAGAATTATTATCTTCTTTATGCTTCAAAGCTTTCTTCGCTGCATTAGTAGCTGATTGAGGATAGGTTTTATAATGCATCGCTAATTATTTTGATTAGGTACTTCTTTACTATTAGATGCTAATGGCATGCCAAATTTATCACCACCTTCATAAGGATTAAATCCTTCAAGATTTCTTATTTCATTTGGTGCAATAGCTCTAATATTATAAAGTTTAGTGTAAAATTCTGCTCTAGCCATAACATCACCTCTATACAACTCATCTAAGTCTAATTTAACAAAATATTTACCCCAATCCTTTTGTGGAAATAATTTTGTATTAAACTCGTTTTCTATTCGCTTAGTCCAAGCCCTTAAAGTGTATTGAACAAAGATTCTATTTAATATTTCTATGTTTGTTGCAGAAATATTGTTTTGACCTAACAAAAGAAAGCCCGGAACGCCAGTAAGGTTGGAAATATCTTCAATAGTCAATTTTCTTGCGTCAATATCGGCTGCATCTAATTTTGAAGATACTGGTTTAAATTTAAAACCAGCCTGTAGAAATGCTACACCTTGTTGATTGTTAGGGCCCGAATATTTATCTGCCCAACCCTTTTTAATTGCGTTTAATTGATCCTCGTTTAATATCATATCGGTTTCAACAGTGCCCGAAAGATTTGTACCTTTTGCGTAAACATCATTTCCGTAATCAATTTCATGTAAAGCTCTGGAAAAAGTAGTTTTTCCTGCCTCAATCAAACTTTTGCCCCAATATCCGTTATCGCTAAATGATTTTATGTGAAGTACCTCGGACTGGCTATAAATTTCATTATTAGATTCTAATTTATAGTAAAATTCATCGTTAATCTTGTACATTTCCCACGGTTCGTCAACCAAAACCAAATCAATCACATTACCTGCCTGATTTCTATTGGGAATAATAAGAACATTACCCGATTTTGTGGACATTGAACCGTTTACGGCTTGCCTAACAATGGCTTCCCGAAAACTAAAAGTATCGTATTTTTTTGAAGGTCTATATTTGATTAAGCTATACATTGGGTGATTAATAGCCTCAACCACATTTCCATCGGATTTTAATTCATAAATTGAAAATGGTAAACTTGCTATTTGCTCCGATAAAATAGATAAAGCCCTAAAGTAAGCAGGAATAGATAATGAAGTTTCATGAGATACCCTTCTTTGGTTGGTGCCAAATAATTCTTGATACAATTTCCAATCTTTAGCGGGCCCTAAATTGGAAATTCTACTTCTTTTTATAAACTTTACTATTTTATTTATAAACTCCATACTACAAAGA